ATCTTATCACTGGCGAGACTAGAGTTAGACAAATACCATTGTTGCTTATCATTAAGAAACCTTTTGGCGATCTTGTCCTTGTGATCATCTAGGAAATAGTTATCGATGTAATGCATCAGTAATTTAAATTCCCTTCTGCTCATCTTAGGTGGCTTGATATCGTTCCATGTGAAATAGTCCATAAAATCTCCCTTCTATTTACTATCAACTCAGAGGCTTGGTTTATTGGAAAAAAAATCCTCTTATATATAGAACGCATAACCAGTGTATTTTCTTGTGTAAAAGTGAAAAAAAATAAATAGGAAATGTTGACCAGTCATCTGATACAATAATGAGAACGAACCAAGAACATTGATTTTTATGATATAACATAGCCAAAATAAGTTTTACCCCTCTGGGAGGCTTTAAAAAGCGATTAAAGGCATGTTTAAATCTAGACCAGTCAGGAGCTGATATGACCAAGGAAAAAGACGCATTGACCACCAAGCAAAGGGCATTTGTTACTGCCTATTGTCTAGGGCAACCAGACTGCCCAGAGGCTAAAGGTGTGGCTAGTAGATCTTACAAAATAGCCTATGACTGCGATAACATGAAGGAGAGCAGTATTTACGTTGAGGCTTGCCGTTTAACAGATCCAGATATTAGCCCTAAGATTGCCCAAGCTATTAAAGAGGAAAACGAGAGATTACTGGTAAAACATAACTTGTCAGCTCAGAGCCTCAGAGAAAAAATTTGTGAAGGACTTCTTAGGGAAACTCAATTGGGCAGTGATGCCTCCAGAGTTAGATCATGGGAACTACTGGGAAAAATGTCAGGTGTTAACTTCTTCGATGCTGACAAGGTGGAGACTAGTCAGAAGTTAACTATTGAAAGTTCAGAAGAAGAGTTAATGGAAAGTATCGCATCAGCTATAAATGATCCCAGAGTTACTGCATTGTTTAACAATAAAAAATCAGAGAATTAAATCTCCTAATGTAGGGGATAAAATTAAATTTAATCTTAAATTTTAAGTTGCAATGTTTGTTTGCCGTACTAAAAAAAGTGGGGGGGACTTATTCTGACAGACAAAAGTGCTATTGTAACTGGCATCCCCCCTTTTGCGTGTTGCAGTCTGTCGTACTATGTACAGTATTACAGCCCCACAATTCCCAAAAATCCACAGTCTAGTGCCCCTTCTGAGTCTACTGACCCCCTAAAACATTGAATTTGTTGTAACTTCCCTAGCCCAGAAAAAATATTGCAAAAAATTTCACAAACCAGTTGACTTAAACACTTAAAAAATGCACAAATTAGGCACACTCACAAGGTGGTTAACGATGGAAAGCTACGATGAATCCCCCGTTCTCCTCAATGGCATCGTAGTTTTCCTTTTTGAGGACTAGCATGAATACAAAAGGTTGTTACATCAATGATAAAGGCGAGTTTGTCTGGGACGATGAGCATATGTCTAAGTGGTATAACAACGCTATGAAGGAAATTGAAAAGGTAGAAGCTGATTTACATGCAATACCCTACATGGTTTTTCTTATGGGGTGTGAAGCGGCTCTGAGAATGAGAGAAGTGGAGAAATTACACTGATGCCCAGACCAAAAACAATAGGTGAACCTACAAGATCTTACAATTTACTCATTCCACAAACAGATTTAGACATTGTGTATGCATTGTCAGTGAAACAAACAAAGGAGACTGGTAGACATGTCACGATGGCGGAAGTCATTAGGAAGGCAGTACGATTACATCTCGCCAAATATATTAAAAAACAAGAAGTGTAAGGACTGTGGGTCTAAGAAATGGGCTGTATTTTCTGATGACGGCGGTAGAACATGGACTTGCTGGGGTCATAGGAAAGATGCAACCCCTGAAGAGAGACAAAAAGAAGAACAACGGCAAAGAGAGGACAATGACAGAGCAAAAAGAGTTGAAATCAAAGGACAAATCTTTAGACAGAAGGTTCAAAATAAAAGACACGCAAAGTCTTATAAAGCTAAAACCGTTCAATTGGACTCTGGCAAGTCAAAGTACGACTGGCTCTTCGAATGATATGGTTAATCACCCACCGCATTATGCTTCATCTAAAATAGAATGTATTGATGCTATGGAAGCTATGACCAGTCAGAACAGAGAATTTAAAACCGTTCTTGACGGACACCAGATGTATTGTTGGCAGGTAATATTCAAGTATATATGGAGATTTCCCTTTAAACATAACGCCGTAGAAGACTTAAAGAAAGCACAATTTTACCTTCAACGGCTAATAAATTCACTTGAAACAAAAAAATAGCAATAAATATAAACATAGAGCCACTAAACAGGGTAATATGTAAGTATAAAGGAATTTTCCTTATGTTTCTTCGTTCTTAACCCTAAAAAATGACTTCAATACAGGAAATACTATCTAATTTAGATAAGTTGCCTGACGAACACAGAGCGGCTATATCAACTGCCCTGTCTCGATGGCAAACTTCTAAAAATATCGACAGTGCAAAAACAGACTTCCTGTCTTTTGTAAAACAGGTTTGGCCCCCTTTCATAGAAGGTCCACATCACAGGATAATGGCTGAGAAGTTTCAAGCTGTTGCTGAGGGAAAGTTAAAACGAATTATAATCAATATTGCACCCAGACATGGGAAAAGTGAATTGACATCGTGGCTATTGCCTGCATGGTTATTAGGTCAAAACCCTTCTCGTAAGGTGATAGCCGCAACACACACAACTGAATTTTCACAGAGATTTGGTCGTAAGGTAAGAAACTTAATTGATTCTGAACCTTACAAAGACGTATTTCCAACAGTCTCATTGCGAGCCGATTCAAAAGCCGCAGGACGTTGGGACACAAACGGCGGAGGCGAATATTTTGCCTGTGGCGTAGGAGCTGCGATGACAGGTCGTGGTGCTGATTTGCTGATTATTGATGACCCTCATTCTGAGACTGCGGGTATCAATCCAACACCAGAATATTATGACGGCATCTTTGACTGGTACTCATCAGGTCCTAGACAACGTTTGCAACCGAAAGGTGCAATCATTGTTGTTATGACAAGATGGTCTGAAATGGATTTAACCGCAAGGTTAGTTCAATCCTCTAGAAGCAAAAGAGGTTCAGACCAGTGGGAAGTTATTGAACTTCCTGCAATGTACGAAAACGGTAAACCGCTTTGGCCCGAATTTTGGCCCAAGGAAGAATTGGAAGCACTAAAGGCAGAACTACCTGTTGGTAAGTGGCTGGCACAGTATCAGCAGACACCAACGGCAGAAGAAGGTGCTCTTATTAAAAGAGAGTACTGGAAAGAGTGGACAAAGCTAGAGCCACCTATTTGTGATTTTATTATACAGACAGTAGATACTGCACATACTAAAAACGCAAGATCTGATTATTCTGCTATAACAACATGGGGAGTATTTACAAATGCTGGTCAGGGTGGTGAAGAAGTACCTAATATTATTTTACTCGATAGTTACAATGGCAAGCTGGAGTTTCCAGAGCTTAAACAGAAAACCTTGGAGTTATATAGGAACTATGAACCCGATAGCTTTCTTATCGAGGCTAAAGCAGCGGGTTTACCACTTATACAAGAGTTGCGTTCATCTGGCATTCCAGTCACTGACTACACTCCTTCTAGGGGTCAGGATAAGCTTTCAAGGGTTAATTCAGTTTCCGATATCTTTGCTTCGGGCATTGTATGGTATCCTCCCGAAAGGTGGGCGGAAGAAGTAGTTGAACAATGTGCATCGTTCCCAAATGGGCAACATGATGATTTAGTTGACTGCACGACATTAGCATTAATGAGATTTAGACAGGGCGGATTTATAAGGTTGCCATCAGACTATGAGGAGACGGAAGCACCTTGGTATGAACGAAATACGAAAGAGTATTATTAAGATGTTAGAAGGCACTATAAAATACGTTCCGTTCAGACCTTACAAGTCCACAATAATTAAACCAAAAGATTTAACAGAATTTTCAAAGAGAGCAAATGGCAGTACCAAATCAAATAGAAAAGGCTTTAAGTCAACAAATCCTGTCGGAACAGGATCAACCAGAGACTGACCAGTCAGAAGTTAAAATAGGCGTTCTTAATCCTGAAGCTGTGATGATAGAGACAGAAGATGGTGGCGTGGAGTTTGATTTTTCTGAGGACGAGAGCCAAGCGTTATCAGAAAACCTTGCTGACATGATGGAAGACGATGATCTAGATGACCTTGCGTCTGAGCTTGTGGGTGCTTATGAAGACGATAGAACGTCAAGACAAGAGTGGGAAGACACCTATACAGACGGACTTGAGTTACTTGGAATACGAAACGAAATAAGAACACAGCCGTTTGACGGAGCATCTGGAGTAAATCATCCAATACTGTCAGAAGCCGTGGTTAGATTTGTTTCTCAATCAATTATGGAGATATTTCCAGCATCAGGACCAGTCAAGA